AGATGACGTTCGCGTCACCCATCACCGTCGAGTCGGGGCGGTTCTTCCACGTCATTCTTCAGGTGCCTGTGGGCACTGCCACTGCCAGTCAGATCATCCGCGGAGACGTGTTTGTCGACGCCCACTGGGAGCAATGATCATGGAGCCCTTCCTCGTTGCCTTGTCGGTTCTGCAGACGTGCATCACCATCGTGCTCGTGGTGGTCGTGCTCAAGCGGCGCGCTGCGCTCGCCCCGCCGGTCGACACGCACGGCGAGCGGCTTGCTCGAGCTGCCTTGGCCTCGGCGCGAGCCGAGTTCCCCACGGCGACGCCTGACGAGGTGCTGCGCAAGGCCGTCGTCATCTTCCGCGAGCTCGACATGAGCGAAGACGGGAAGCGGGACTTCACCGACCGTCAGGCCGGGTACTACCTGCGGGCCGTGCTGTGACGCCCGAGCAGATTCAGGAAGCCATCGAGCGCTCCGATGCCCAGACTGTGCTGGGCACGCCTGAGGGGCGTCGCTGGGTGTGGGCGCTGCTCGAGTCGTGCGACGTGTGGGGAGAAGCTCCGGTCGACCCCATCGAGCAGAACCGTCACGCGGGCCGGCGCGACGTCGGTATCGCCCTCATGCGGCGCCTGCAGCGGCTGCTCCCTGGCGAGTACAACCTGATGGTGGTGGAAGCCGCCAAGGCCGCGGCTGAGGCGGAGATGCGGCGTCAGCTGGAGACGGCGGGGAAGAGCTGAGACGCTGTCCGCAGGCGGGGCGACTCTGCGTGCATGACGACGCCCGCCGCCACGACTCCTGCCCCTGCTGCTTCGACTCCACCCCCTGCCGCAGCCGCTCCGGCTCCGGCTGAGACGAAGACGGCGGCACCGGTCGAGGCGCCCGCGAAGACCGCGACGAAGGAAGCGCTCCCCGAGCCGCTCGTGTCGATGGCGGAGCCCGAGAAGACCGACGCTCCCGCGGGTCCCGAGTTCGAGCTCCCTGAAGGGTTCGACCCGGCGGCCGGCGCGACGCTGAAGTCGCTGGCTGGCCAGCTGGGACTCGACGGCTCCAAGGCGAAGGTGCTGCTCGAGACGTACCAGAAGGCGCAGATCGCGGCGCAGGAGAAGGCCGAGGCCGACTTCGTGGCCCAGGCCAAGGCGTTCACCGCGCAGGCGGCAGAGCACCCCGTCGTGAAGGAGCTCGGCGGCGTGCAGAAGGCGCGCGTGCTGGCTGGCAAGGCGCTCTCCGTGTTCGGCTCGAAGGGGCTCTCTGAGGCGCTGACTGCCTCGGGCCTCGCGTACCACCCCGAGGTTCTCGCGTTCGTCGCTCGCATCGGCGCGAAGCTCGGTGATGACTCCGTGGCCGGCGGCTCCTCGAGTGCCGCAGCGCCCACCTCTCAGAGGGCGCAGCTCCGCGCTCTCTACAACCACCCCACCAGTGCCTCGATGTTCCCGAAGGAGTAACACCTCATGGCCGCAATCGGTGCAGACGCCCCCACTCTCCTCGACATCGCGAAGACGATCGACCCGAACGGTCGTCTCGCGACGGTCGCCAACCTCATGAAGCAGCGCTCGGCCATCGTCGAGGACGCGACCTGGATGGAGGGCAACATGCCCACCGGCCATCGCGTCACCAGCATGGTCGGCCTTCCCTCGCCCACGTGGAACCGGGTGAACAAGGGCGTCGCGACCGGCAAGCACAAGGACAGCCAGTACGACGAGGCGTGCGGCCTCCTCGAGGCGGCGTCGGAAGTCGATGCTCGTCTGCAGGACATCTACGGTGGCGACAAGTTCGCTGCCTACCGCGCTCGCATGGACGCGGCGCACCAGCTGTCGATGGTGCAGGAACTCGAGACGGCGCTGTTCTACCACTCGACGGCCATCACGCCGGAGCGCATCAACGGACTCACCCCGCGCTACGACGTCACCACGGCCGAGTCGGGTGGCTCGCAGATCATCAAGGCCGACGCGGCGCCGTCCGGCTCCGACCAGACGAGCGCGTGGTACGTGTCGTGGGGTCCCGAGGCCACGAGCTGCATCTACCCGTCGGGCACCGACGGCGGCCTGAAGTCGAAGGACATGGGCATGGTGGAGCTCGAGGACGTGGCCGGCGCGAAGTACCCCGGCTTCAAGACGTACCACAGCTGGAAGCCCGGTCTCGTCGTGGCCGACTACCGGCAGAACGTGCGCGTGTGCAACATCGACACGTCGGCGCTCTCGGCCTCCGGCACCAACATCGTCGAGGCGCTCGTGCGCGGGTACTGGCAGATCCAGAACCCGAACATCGGCAAGCTGCGGCTCTACATGAACCGCACCCTCGCGACGTTCCTGCACCTGCAGGCGCGCAAGGAAGGGATCAACAACCCGGCCGTCGTCACCAGCATCGAGGGCAAGCCGGTGATGACGTTCCTCGGCGTGCCGGTGCGCATCACCGACTCCATTCTCAACACCGAAGCCATCGTCAGCTGATCAGCTGATCGATCAACCGACCTCCACGACCTCCACCTCTTTCAGGGAAACCACAATGATTCTCGACAATCGGCTCATGTTCTCCGACATCACCTACCCGGGCGGCGTGCCGACCGGGCAGGTCATCGGCTCCGCTGGAACGTCGGTCGTCTCGACCAACGCCTACGACAACGGGGCAGCGCAGTCGGCGCCGGGTGGCTACGGCACCATCGAACGGGATCTCCTCAAGGGAGACCTGGCCGGGATGTCGGTGCTGATCTCCATCATCGCCGCGGCCTCGGGCGGAACGTCCATCGAGTTCCAGCTCATCCAGGCGACCGACTCGGCGCTCACCACGTCGATCGACGTGCTGGCCTCGACCGGCGCCATCGCCGTCGCGAACCTCACCGCGGGCAAGCGCATCCACTTGCCGATCCCGGCGGCTGGCGTGACGAAGCGCTACGTCGGGCTCAGGTACGTCAGCGTCGGCACGGTGACGCTGTGCTCGTGCGGCGCGGGACTCGTCCGCAACGTCGACACCGGCCTCGCGACGTAAGCCCCAGAGGGGCCTTGGCGGGCGGTGCGGGCGCCGGCATTGGGTCGGCGTCCTTCAGTGGGTCACCGTGAGGGTTCGATTCCCTCCTTCTCGCTCAGTCACACGCAGCACCCCAGGAGACGCACATGGCCGACGCCCCCCAGACGAAGCCGAAGGAAGCCACGAAGGAGACCGAGGTCGAGCGGCTCGCTCGAGCGCAGAAGGAGAAGCGGAAGGTCTCCGGCTGCTTCCTCATCGGCCCCGAGGGCCACTACCGCCTGCGCCGGCTGTACGCGCCGGGCGAGGTGATTCGCATCGAGAACGAGGTGCCGTCGCCGACGTGGACGCCCTACGACCCGACCGCCCCGGCGAAGGTCGAGCTCCCGCCCGTCGCGCCCAAGGTGGGCAGCCCGGCCGAGACGGCCATCTGAGGGCCTGACGAATGAGCGCTGTCACCACAGAGGCCCAGGTTGCGAACATGGCACTGGGCCACTGCGGGCAGCGCGACCTCATCGACTCGCTCCTCGAGAACTCGGCCGAGGCCATCGCCTGCCGCACGTTCTTCGCGACGACGAAGCAGTCGGTGCTGCAGGAGCTCGAGTGGCCCTGGGCGCAGAAGCGCTCGACCCTGGCGCTGCTCTCCGGCGTGACGGTGGAGGGGTGGACGTACGCCTACGCCGCGCCATCCGACCTGCTGAACGCTGACTGCGTGCATCGCATCGAGTCGGGTGCGCAGGGGCCCGACGTCTCGCCGATCCCCTTCGCCATCGAGCTCAACGCGGCGGGGAACCAACTCATCATCGCGACCGACGCCACCACGCCAGAGCTCGTCTACACGCGAGACGTCGCGCTCGCGCTCTGGCCGGCGAAGGCCATCGAAGCACTCGCCGCAGCTCTCGCCGTGAAGGTGGCGCTGATGCTGCCGGTCGACAAGGTGCTGGCTCGAGGCCTCGCGCCTCTGGCCGAGCAGAAGATGTCCGAGGCGAAGGCCGCGTCGGCGAACGCCATCAACCAGAGGCCGCAGCCCCAGGCCGAGGTGATTCGGCGGCGCGGCTTCAGAATCTCGGGGTGAGCCGTGAGTCTCCGCCAGACGTCCTTCGCCGCGGGTGAGCTCGACCCGCTGATGTGGGGGCGCACCGACGTCTCCCTCTTCCGCCACGGCCTGCGCCGTCTCCGCGACTTCTTCGTCACGCAGGCAGGCAACGCCATGACGCGGCCGGGCACCCGCTTCTGCGGGCGTGCTGCCGACTCCACCACGGGCTCCTGGCTGCTGCCCTTCGTCGTCTCCGACGCTGACGGGTACGTCATCGAGCTCTCGTGGAGCGGCGCGGCGCGGGCGTGGCGGAACGGCGCCGTGGTGTGGACGGGCACCGCGCCCTTCGTCGTGGCTGGTGCTCGAGCGCCCGGGGCCATCCAATACACGCAGTCGGGCGACCTGATGACGATCGCGAACCGCGGCCGGGTGTACGAGCTGCGCCGCACCAGCGAGACGTCCTTCACCTTCGCCGTTATGTCCTTCAGCCGCGCTGCCCCGCAGTTCGTGGCGCTGCCAGCGACGACGAAGACGACGGTGCCAGGCATCATCAACAACGGCTCTCTCGTTTCTCCGTCGGCTGGGGCTCCTGTGCGCAAGTGGCGCTGGTGGGTGTCGACCGTGATGCGCGACAGCAACGGGCGCACGTTCGAGTCGGCCGCGCACGAGGTGACGGAGATGCTGTCGCCAGGCATCGGCGTGTACGGTGGGTCAGCTGCGCTCGGGCCCGACCGGCCTGTCACCATCACTCGGCGAACGAGTGGCGTCGGCACGTTGTGGACCGGCTCTGTCGTCTACGAGACGAAAGGCTACAACTGGTACCGCGGCGTCGGCGACTACTCGGGCTTCATCGGCCACACCACCACCGAGCTCGACTTCATCGACGACGGGACCGAGCCTGACTACTCGCTCCCGCACCCGCGGGAGGTCGACCCGTTCTCCCTGCCGGGCGGCGTCACCGACTACCCGGCCAGCGTCGCCTACTTCGAGAACCGCCTTGCCTTTGGCGGCACGCTCTACCGGCCCGCTTCGGTGCTGCTCTCCGAGACGGACAACTACATCGGGTGGCAGGTGCCGGCGGTGACGACGCCGAACCAGGCGCTCGAGGTGGAGCTCGCCGTGCGGAAGCGCGAGCGGGTGCGCAGTCTTGCGGCCTTGCAGCGGCTGCTCGTGCTCACCGACGCAGGCGTGTGGGCGCTCGGTGGGGCCGGGCCTCTCTCGCCCACGACGCTGCTGGCTCGGCTCGTCTCAGAGGTGGGCGCGGCTCCGATGCGGCCGGTGATGGTGGGGAGCGATCTTCTCTACGTGCGCGCGAAGGGCTGGGGCCTGCGGCTCGTGCGCCAATCGGACAACGCTGATTCCCTCTTCGGCTCCATCGACGTCAGCCAGCACGCCCAGCACCTCTTCAAAGGCATCGACACCACGGGCTCCATTGCTGACGATCCGTTGAACGGGGTCGGCCCCATCGTCGACTGGTGCTGGCAGGAGGACCCCTGGAATCTCGTGTGGGCCGTGCGCGCCGACGGGAAGCTGATCAGCTTGCAGTGGGACGGGCAGATGGCCGGCTACTCGTTGCACGCCACGGGCTCGTCGGCGGGCGACCGCTTCGAGGCGGTGTGCTCGATCCCCGAGGGGGAGGAAGACGTCGTCTATGCTTGCGTGCAGCGCAACGGCGCCTACAACATCGAGCGCTTCGCCTCGCGCGTGCGGCGCGGCACGGTGGACGACGACTGCGCGCTCGACTGCGCCAGGCAATTCACGGGCGTTGTTCCGAACGGCACGGCGTTGATCGACGTGGCGGCTGGCATTCCCGACGGGCGCGAGGTGTGGGCCGTCGCGAAGGACAACGCGCCGATTGGCCCTGTCGTCGTCTCAAGCGGCAAGGCCGACTTCACGGCGAATGGCTTCAAGTTCCCGACGGCCAACGACGGCAGCACGGTGACTGGTTGGGTCGGACTCCTCTACCAGCCCGAGCTCGAGACGCTCGACGTCGTGAGCAGCGACTCGCGCACGGTGCAGAAGACGGTCGAGAAGGTGGCGGTGGAGGTGGCCGAGAGCGCCGGCTTCAGCGTCGGGCAGAACCCGGCGGAGCTCGTTCCCTGGAGGCAGCGCGACGCGACGAGCGGCTACGGCTTCCCGAGCGCCGCGTCCGCGGTGGCCGTGGTGAACGTGAAGGGCGGCTGGGACAACGGAGCGCGCATCACTCTGAAGCAGACGTTGCCTCTGCCTCTGACGGTGCTGGGCCTCACTCGGAAGGTGGCCGGCGGTGGTTGAAGGCCTGCGCCCCATGAAGCTCGAGGACTGCGCGGGCGTGGCCCTGCGTCGGGAGGATTCGCTCGAGTGCCGCATGACGGGCGCTCGAGATGACACCGAGGCCCTGCGCGAGTCGCTGCTCTGCTCGACCACGGCGCTGACGTGGGCCCCGGGTGGCAAGCCGGCGGCGTTCGCTGGGCTCGTCGACGGCGTGGGCCTCGATGCTGGCCGTGTGGGCACCGTGTGGCTGCTGACGACTGACGCCTGCCGCGCCCACCCTGTGGCGTTCCACAGGCTGGCGCTGCGCTTCCTCGACGTGCTGGGGCGCTGCGGCTGGGAAGTCCTGCGGAACCACGTCGACGCGTCGTACGCTCCGGCCCTGCGCTGGCTTGCGTCGCTGGGCTTCGACGTGTCACCTGCGGCACCCTGGGGGCCCTACAACCACCCCTTCTGTCTCGTCGAATGGAGGCGCTGATGGACCCGTTCACCATTCTCACCCTGCTGTCTGTCGGCGTCGGACTCGTCGGGTCGGCTGTCTCAGCTGAAGCGCAGGGGCGTGAGGGCGCGCAGAACGCGGCGGAGCTCGAGCGCAGCGCACGTCAGGCGGAGGCGGCTCGGCTCGACGCCCTGCGGCGCGGCCAGGTGGCTGCTGCTCGGAAGCGCATGGAGGTGGGCGAGGTGCGCGGCGCGCAATCCGTGGCGTTCGCGGCCGGCGGCATCGACGGCACCACGGGAACCGCGCTGCAGGTGGCCGACGCGACCGAGCGGGTGGGCGAGCTCGACGCCCTCACCATTCGCGCCAACGCGGTGCGCGAGGCTTTCGGGCACCAGGAGACGGCGCGCGGGCTGGCGATGAAGGCGCGGAACACCCGAGAGAACACCCAGGTGAACATCTTCAACACGCTGGCGGGTGGGGCGGCTGGTGCTGCTCGAGGTGCCGCGCCTCTCTTCAAGAAGGGTTGAGCCATGGCGACGTTCCGAGTTCCGATGATGGAGCAGACGGTGGCCGCGACGCCGCAGCGCGTCTCCTCGCCTGTGCTTCTCGACGTGGCCGACGCTGGGAAGGGCATCAGGGCGCTGGGGGACGTGGCAGAGACGGCCGCCGGCATCGTGCAGAAGGTGCAGCAGGACGCCGACGACGTGGCCATCGGAGAGAAGCTCGTCGAGTTCGAGCGGCGCTCTCGGAAGAAGCTCATGGGCGAGCAGCTCGAGAAAATCGACGCTGCGTTTGAGGGCACCGACCGTCTGCCGGGCTTCCTTGAGACCCGTGGCGAGGCCGCATCGAAGACGTCGGGTGACGTGCTCAAGGCGGTGCAGGCAGACGTCGACGAGCTCTCCGGCCTGCTGACTCCTCGCCAGCGCACGGTGTTCCTCGAGAAGGTGCGCGTGGCGCAGCTGGGCATCGAGCAGAAGGTCGATGCTCACGTCGTGCAGCAACTCCAGGTGGCGAAGAGCGACCTGCTGAAGGCCGCGAAGTCGGAGGTGAAGCGTGCGGTTGGCGACAACCCCCGCGACCCGATGATCGACCGCAAGTCATACGAGGTCGAGCAGATGATCGCGAAGAGCGCGACCTCTGATGCCGACCGAGACGCTGCGGTGGCCGACTGGATGGGCGAGGTGGCTCAGACGCAAATCGTCTCGATGCTCAAAGCGGGCGACACGGCCGACGCCGAGGCGCTCTTCAAGGAGAAGCGGCACCTGCTGGGAGACGCTGCCGCCGACATCGAGAAAGCGCTCGAGCGGTCGCGCGAGGCCGACAAGGTGAAGGACGTCGACCTCTCCGCGCTCGAGACCGCGCAGAAGTGGGTGCTCGAGGCCAAGCCGAAGGGCGGCTACGTCATTGGCACGGCGAAGGCCGACCTGCTGACGAAGCTCGAGGAGTCACCGGTCGACGCGAAGCGCGAGAAGCTCCAGCAGCACGTGCAGCGGCTGATCGCCATCGAGCAGGACCGCTTCGAGGCCGACCGCTCCAACCATCGCAACCTGGTGGCCGGGCCCGGCACGCCGCCGCCGACGTCGGTCGTGTGGCTGACCACGTTCGACCGCGAGTGGTACGAGGCCCGGGTGCGCCACCAGAACGACCACTGGAGGATGCTGCAGGACAGGAAGGCCAACGACCCGCGGGTTCGAGCTGCCGCCGACAAGAAGCTCGCCGACATGCGGGAGATCTTCAAGAACGAGTTCGCGGCGCTGCCGTTCGACGAGCAAATCAAGAAGACGCCAGAGGAGTTTGCGGTCGAGCTCGCTCAGAGGAAGCCGGGGTTCGTGGTTGACGACGTGGCGCTCTCTCGCGCTCGAGCGCACCAGCGCGGCACCATCGAGCGCGAGAAGGCTGGCGACCTCAAGCAGGAAGAGGCGGTGCGAACGGAGCTCAACAGAGACCTTCCCAAGCTGCTGCTCGAGTCGAAGGGCGCGGCGAAGGGGAAGCCAAAGGCGACGACGAGAGCTGCGCTCGAAGCTCAAGGCGCAGCAGACGAAGACGCAGTCAAGTTCGCGGTCGGGAACGCTCTCGACAAGTTCCGAGACGAGAGGGCGGCGAAGGGACGCGACCTGACTCCGGCCGAGATGCAGCAGTTCCTGAGCACGCAGAAGGCGGACACGTTGGCCGTCAAGAAGCCGGGGTTGATCTTCGACTCCACCGTGCGCGTGCCTGGCGCGTTGGAGCGGCGCGTCGTTCCGGCGGTTCCTCCGGTTCCCGCCGGTTCCGGGAACCAGCCACCATCCCCAACGCCTGAAGAGATGGTACCTGTCGACGTGAAGTTGAAGGACGGCTCGTACAAGCCCGGGAAGGTTCCACGCAGCAAGCTCGAGGCTGCCTTGAAGGCTGGGGCCGTCAAACAGAGGTAGGCCATGGCTGACCCGATTGAAGACTACGGCATCGTGCTCGACGAGGCGGAGCCGCCGGCTGGTGATGACTTTGGCATCGTGCTCGACGATGCCGCGGCCGACGTCAACGGGGTCGAAACCCCCGCTCCAGCCATTTCGACCCCCTCTGGCCTCACCAACGAGGAGCTCGCGCTCCGCACGCAGGGGCCCACCGTCCCGCTCGCCAACGGGCAGTCGATGCTCCGCTCAAGCATCACGACCGACGTCGCGCAGGGTCCTGTGCAGTTCACCTCGCAGGGCCAGCCGGTGCTCGCGTCATCACTCGCCGCCCCCGCAGTGGCCAAATCCCGCGAGCAGGAGGCGCTCGAGGCGAAGGTGCGCGTGGCCATGGAGATGGGCCGAAAGAGCAACGGCACCGACCTCGCTCAAGCTGCGGAGATCGCCCGGCAGTTCAACGTGCCGACGTCGCAGGTGTTGCCTCACCTGGCGCAGTGGAAGTTCGCCGCAGAAAGCTCGACGGACGACCCTGCTGACTTCATCGCGAAGAACCGCGAGCTGGTGAACCAGCTGGCCGACACGCCCGACGTGATGGCCGCCGTCGTCCTCGACCCGAACGTTCCCTCGGTGATTCGCGCGCTGCGCGTGGCGAAAGACATGGGCGTGCTGCAGGCCATGAAGAACACCGGACTGCTGGGCGAACCGCCCCCGCTGCTCACGGCTGCGGCGAAGAAGATTTGGGACATGGCCAACGGCGTGTCCTCGGAGCAGCGGGCTGCGGCTGACGCTCAGGCTGCGGCCGATGAAGCCGCCGCGACGGAGCGCGAGCGGAACGCGAAGACGACGAAGTTCGACAACCAGGAGGCCCGCGTCATTCGTGCGGCCGGCGGCATGGTGGGCACCGCACTCACCATCGCCCAGCGAACGAAGGAGGCATGGTACCAGCAGGAGATGGCCAGCGGAGGGCTCGACCTGCTCCTCGCCGAGGCCCGGGAAGATCTCGGCGTCGGTGACGAGGTGGCGACCGGCGAAGCGCTCGCGCGCGTGCAGAACGCTCGAGCTGCTGCTCGACCGCTGCTGCTGGGCGACGAGGGCACGATGCTGGGCGTGGCGGGCGACAACATGCAGGCCATCGTCAGCACGTCGAACGTGCTGCTCGGCAAGGCGAAAGCCGCTGGCGTGCTCGGCGCCGTGCTTGGCGTGGCCGGCGGCGTCGTGGGTGGCATCGTTGGCAAGGGGCCGGGCGCTCGCGAGGGCGCGATGCTGGGCGCCGAGACGGGAGCGAAGCTGGGCTCGAAGGTGGGTGGCTTCACCGCTGCGTTCGCCCCTGAGACTGGTGGCGCGTACCTCGAGAACCGAGACGCCGTCACCGACGAGGGCCGACGCTTCACGAAGCTCGAGGCCGCGGGCGGGGCGCTCGTCTACGGGGCGGTCGCCAGCTGGCTCGAGAACCTGGGCGCCGACGAGGTGATGGCCCCAGCCGCGGGCGCCCTGAAGGCCAGGGTGCAGAAGCTCCTGCTCAACGACCCGATGTTCCGCTCTCGAGCGGCCGATCTCGCCAAGGCGTGGGCGAAGGGAATGCTCTCCGAGGGCGGGACGGAAGGCCTGCAGAGCATCTCCGAGCAGCTCGTCTCGTATGCGGCCAAGTCGCTGAAGGACGAGAAGCTGCAGCGCGGTCCGGCGTGGTCCGACGAGCAGGCAGCCACCGAAGCCTTCGCCGGCATGTGGGGCGGCGGCGTCACGACGGCGGCCTCCACTGGCGTGGCCGTCACCTGGGAGATGGTCGAAGCCGAGGAGCGCGCTCGCACGTCGCCGCAGCAGGTGGCTCTCATCGCGACGCTGGCCGAGCAGGCGCCCGTGCAGGCAGCACCGGGTGAGTTCGCCAAGGTGGTGACGGAGGCCTCCGGCGTGACGGAGTTCTGGGTCGACGTCACCGGCACCCGAAAGTACCAGGAAGACTCCAAGCTCGACGACGCCCAGCTGGAGCTCCAGATTCAGGAGGCCGGAGGGCAGGAGGCGCTCGATTCGTACAAGGAGAGCCTCGCGACGGGCGGCAAGTTCCAGGTGCCCCTCACCACGGCGCTGAAGACGTGGCTCAAGTCGCCCCTCGGGCAGGCGCTGCTCGAGCACACGTCGACGAGTGACTCCGCGCCGACGCCGCGCCAGGTGGCTGAGGGCGAGGCCATGGCGGCCATCGAGGCGCACGCCAAGGAGCTCACCGAGAAAGCCATCGCGGAGATGCAGGACGAGCAGGACTTCGAGGACGTGCTCTCGAAGATGGAGCAGGACATCGCCGACTCGTCGCGCGGGCTGGCCGGCATCTCGAACCCTCGCGAGTACGCTCGCGATGCCGTCAAGGTCGTGCGCGCCCAGTATTCGGTGGTGAAGTCCGAGAACCCGACGTGGAGCTGGGAGCAGGTCGTCGAGCACATGGGCCTGCTCGAGTACGCCAAGGGCGACGAGGCTCCCGTCGGGCAGGAAGGGAAGAAGCTCGTCAAGGCGATGGACGCGTACACCGACCTCCGCACCGTGCTCGACTTCGGCGGGAAGGACGGCGGCCCGCTGTCGCAGGAGCAGGCGGCCGAGCTCATCTTCGTCGACGAGGTGTCGAACCTTCGAGACCCAGAGGCGTTCGACCTCGAGGGCGTGCCCGAGGGTATGCAGGTCGCGATGGTGACGACGCCAGACGCGAAGGCCATCAACGACGAGCCGACCGGCAGTCACGACGCGACGAATGCTCTGCTGCGCCGCATGGCCGTCGAGGTGGCGAAGATGGACCCGCGCGCCGCTCGCATCGGCACCAACTTCGCCGTGCGCGTGCGCGACCAGGAGCAGCTCGACTCGCTGCTCGAGCAGTTGCGCGGCGTGCTTCCCGCGGGCGTGGTGGCCGTGGGTGCCGTCGCCCAAGACCGCGCGGCCGCGCAGAAGGCGATGGACGCGCTCGTCGACAAGGGGCGCGCCGACGGGGTGATTCCGCCTCGAGGTGGCACGGCGTTCGACTTGGCGACGCTGCCGACGGTGAAGTTCGACGCAGGCGTGGTGCTGCCGGCGCCGGCTCCGCTCACCGACGCGCTGCTCAACGCGGTGGGCCCCGATGGACAGTACGAGGGCCGGGAGAAGCTGGGCAACCGCGCGTTCCTCGACAGAGACGTGCCGGGCCTGCTCTCTGGCTTGGGCTTCCGCAAGGCGAAGAAGGGGAAGTTCACGGTCGCGCTCGACCTTCGCGGCCTGCGTGACGTGAACATCGCCCTCGGCAAAGATGGAGGCAACGCCATGCTTCGCGCGTTCGGCGAGGCGCTCGTGCGGTTGGGTGGCGAGGCGTTCGCCGCCGCTCACCTCTCTGGCGACGAGTACGCCATGACGCACGACAGCCAGGAGGCGCTCGAGGAGTTCATCGCCGACCTTGAGGCTGACTTGCAGGAAAGTGGGGGCACCACCTACACTACTCCCGGTGGGCAGACGTTGAAGCTCCCGGTGCGGTTCCGCTGGGGCATTGCCGAAGGAACCTATGGACGCGCCGACCAAGACCTCAACACCCGCAAGCGAGCCGAGCAGGCCGGAACTGCACCCGTCGGGGGAGCCGAACCTGGAGGGCGTGAAGGACTGGGAGGAGCTCGGGGCGATGCTCGAGAAGCACCCGGAGCTCAGGGGCGGGCAGGGGTCGATCTCGGTGCGCGGGCAGGAAGTGTGGAACAGCGCAACGCCCGAGCTCTCCGACGTCGAGGGAGTGAACGCTCGCGTCCGTTCCGCGATGTCGCAGCCGAGCTCGCTGCCGAGCAGGGAGAAGCAGGACTCGGCTTTGGAGAAGATGAACTCGCTCCCCGACTGACGTCCTTCGCCTCGCCTGAAGTCGTGGCCGAAGCCCGGCGGTGGGTGGGCCGCATGCGCTCGCCCGCTCGCAAGGCGCGCTTCTCCGCGTGGCTCGACTACGCCGCCGGCCTGAAGGAGCGCCCGACGCCTGAACTGTTCCTCGAGCGCGACGAGGGCGTGCAGCTCGTCGACCTGTTTGGCCCAGAACTGGACAACCCCGAGGGCAGCTTCTTCGACACGCCGCTCCTCCAGGGCGTCGAGGCAACAAAGAAGACGAGCCGTGCCGAGCGCGAGCAGCGTCGGCGGGCGCGGTGGAACGACGCGGGCATGGCGGAGAATCAGGCGTCGCGCATGGCTGACGCGAACCGCGCTCGAGGGAAACTCGACTTCGACGCGACCGGCCGGCGCGTGCTGCAGGAAGGCGCCGATCAGGGCGTGGCCGCGCTTCCTGCTGGCCAGCCCGTACCCGGGCGATCCGACACCAGCGACTTCACGGCGCTGCTGTCGACCGCACAGCGAGAGCAAGGCCTGCGCGTGGAAGTGCAGCGAATGCCAGGCCGAGAGGAGAGCAAACCGGACAAGAACGGCCGTGTGAAGTTCGGCCGGCGGTTCGAGACGCTGCGGGCGTCGTTGCTGTCGAAGGAAAACCCGGTGGTCGGCGAAGGCGAAGTGATCGGCTCTGTTGCTCCGGGCGCTGACGGTGTCATGGAGTTGACCGTCAGCGAAGCGGAGCTCGACGAGAAGTTCCAGAACCAGCGGCTCGGGGTGGCGCTGTACGAAGCCCTGTACCGACAGGCTCTCGACCTCGGCGCCGTGCGCGTCGTCGGCGGCGCACACACGCCGGCCGCCAGCCGCGTTCACCAGAGCCTCACTCGCAAGCACAGACTGACCGGCTACGAGGCGAAGCCCGCCAAGGGGAGCGATGGGAAGGTCCAGCCGTACAGCTACAACCTGCAGCCCGAGCACCTCTACCAGTCCGACGTCACGACCGAGGCCTTCAAGCCCATCAAGTTGCCGAGCGGGCTGTTGGCGCTGCTGCAGCCGTTCCAGCAGATCGGGACGGGCCAAGATGAAACGGGCGTCACGCTCGTCGACCTTCCGCGGCTTCGTGCTGGCGTTGCGAAGGTCGATGCGCAGCTTGAGCGCCTCCAGACGACAGCCGCGCAAGAACGACCCGCCGGTGAGACCCCGCCCATTCCGGGTCAGCCTGCGTACCTCTCCGAATTCCTGCGGCTGCGGCGTCAGCAGATTGCGGAGTCGCAGGCGGCTGCCGAGGCCGCGGCCGAGCGCGGGGCGATTCAAGACTACGACCGAGCGGTTCACGCCATCGAGCTTGAGGAGCGTGAGGCGTTGTGGGCAGCCCGAGAGTTCCTGAACCTGAACGAAGACGAAGTACCGGCTGATCGACGACTGTCTGGTGGCCTCTACGACGCCGCGTCGGTCATGCCGTCGCTCACTCAGATCCGTACCGAGGCTGACCCCTTCTTGGGCAAGGGCGGACCCTTCACCCTCTCCGAAGACGACAAGCAGGATCTGCTCGTCGCGCTCGACGAGTTCGAGTCTCAGACGGGGCGGCTGTACCAGTCTGATCAGTCGCCGACGGTGCAACAGCTCGACGACGGCCGGAGCGTGATTGTCGAAGCCGAAGAGCGCGACGGCGACAGGAGCGTCGTTTCTCTCGTCGACATTGGTGCCGTGGAGAAGGCAGCCAAAGACGCACTTCACCGGGCGAGACTCGATATCGAATTCGATGTCGGGGCGCAGGATGGAGACCCCCAGCTCGACTACGGCATCGGCGAGATGGAGATGTCCATCAACAACGCAGTCGAGCGCCTCAAAGAAGGCAAGGTCCAGTGGGCCATCCGCCTGCTCGACGACGCTCGAGAGCGCGAGATGGAGGCGTTTGGGCAACCAGTCAATCCACTGGTCGATCGCATCTTCGATGCGATGGGTGACGCCGTTGCCATGCCGCTTGAAGACGTCCGTCAGACGACCGCGGAGGACCTTGATCTGACCGACGCGCAGTTCGGGCAGATGCAAGTAGCGCTTGATGAGCGCGAGTCGCAGACGGGGCGGCTGTACCAGAAAGAGACCGAGGGCCCTGTCGTGCGCCCCTTCATCTCCCAGGCGCAACGCCGGTACATGTACGCCACCAACCGGCCGCTCGCGGAGAAGATGCGGGCCATCACGCCGCCCGGCCCGTTGCCGGAATCGGTGAGCACGAGGGCGAGCACCAAGGCTCCCGAGCAGACGAAGCAGGAGAAGCAGGCGCGGAGGGACGCAGCTGACGTTGCGGCCGACGCGATTCTGCGCGGCGAGAAGGTGCCGGTGCAGAAGACTGGCTCGAAGCCCACCATTCGAGAGGTAGCCCTTGCGCTGCAGCGTCGCCAGCGCGCGAAGGCCGGCGTCATTCGAGACTTCAGCCCAGAGTCGTCGGAGCGCATCGCCGAGTGGATGGCGACCGAGGCCGCGTACGAGTACGGCGAGCAGCGCAAGTCGACAAGCGGTGCGGGCTGGTACAGCGAGAAGTTCCAACAGGCGATGGACCTGCTCGCCGAGGCCTTCCCCGCTCTGAAGCAGAAGGGGCCTCGCACGCTGATGACGGCCATTATCGCCATCACCAGCGACGGGCAGAAGGTGCAGCAGAATCTCGAGATGGCCATCGACGTGTGGCGCGGCTACGAGGCGACCGGCAAGCTCACCGGCAAGTCGTGGCGCAAGGAGACGGCCAACAAGCTCGCGGCGCTCGAGGAGCTGGTGGCCGAGGTCGGCATCGACCAGGTGGGCGACCTGCTGCTCACCGAGCTCGAGGTGCGCGAACTGAAGCGCGAGCTCGAAGCCGACGGGAAGAAGTTCAGTTCGGGGTTTGGCTCCACCGAGGTGGTGCCGTTCGCGGCCGGAATGTTCGGGCCGAAACTCGGCGTGTTCTTCGCCAACCTCATGGGGAGCTCGGGCTACCTCACGATGGACCGGTGGTGGAATCGCACGTTCAACCGCTACCGAGGCGCCATCGTTCCTGAGCCGACGCGGGCTGGACTCGAGCGCTTCAAGGCGCTGCTCGGCGACGAGACGATGGACGACGAGCAGGCGCTCATCGCCGCCGCGTTCGCGAAGCAGTCGTACGAGGACAAGGACTACAAGAACGGCACCGATCTGGAGAAGGCAGGCAACACCATCGCCAAGGCTGCCTTCATCGATCTCAACGACAGGCCCGGTGGCGCGACCGCGCGCAAGTTCATGATCGACACGGCCCAGCGCGCCGTGGAGAAGCTCAAGGACCGGGGGATTGACCTGACGGTCGCCGACCTGCAGGCTGTGCTTTGGTACTTCGAGAAGCGGCTGTACAGCACCCTGGGGTCGAAGGACTCTGCCGAGGTCAACTATGAAGACGCAGTCGCGCAGCTCATCCTCAACGGCGAGCTCACCCGCAGTGAAGAACGTGCTGGACCCGAAGGACGGGCTGTTTCTGACGCTCGAAGCGATGCCGCCAAAGGAGCGCCTCGCTCTTCTGCGGCGAGCGCTCGCTTCCGGCGCCTCGAAGCGCGTCGCGCCCCAGGCGAACGGCAGCCCGTCGCAGGAGTGGAAGCCCGCTTCGCCCGAGTCAACGGCGAAGAAGGAAGTCCCGCAGGACACGCCGGCGAAGTAGTCCTTCGCGAGCGTCTGTACCAGGAAGACACGCCCAGCACGCCCGCCGTCTCGCCGCACAAGCTCTCCGACGGGCGCAGCATCGTGTTCGACACGTCAGGCGAAGAGACGAAGGTGGCGCTCGTCGACCTCGAGAAGCTCGACGCGACGCTGGAGAAGCTCAACAAGGAGTGGATGACCCAAGACATTCCTCGGCCGTCGCTGAACGTCGAGTATGTGGGGAAGTATCTGCGCGCTGGTCGCTTTTCCACGGCTGTCAACTATCTGCGCTCGCTGCAGATGGAGGAGGCCGAACTTCTCGGTGAAGACGCCGAAGTGCAGACGCCCGACGAGTGGGGCTCGAAGTTGGAGCCCTTTATCCGGGTGCTCGACGTCGCTGGGCCCCGTGGCGAGGGAGCGCTCAGCCTCACCGATGCCCGCCGAACCGAGACGGAACGAGCGGCGCTTGAGGAGCGGCTGCAGAAAGAGAACGAGGGTTCGGCTCTCGATTTCAACGCATACGTGCCTGGGCCCTACCCGCTCAGCCCGGCCGATCGGCAGACGTTTGAGGTGGCCCTCGACGAGTTCGAGTCGCAGACGGGGCGGCTGTACCAGCAGGACATCGTTCCGGGTCGGGTTGTTCGACGCTTGAGTGACGGTCGATCGTTGATCGAAGTGGGCCAGCGAGGCGATGAGAGTCTTCTGGGTTTGGTGAAGGACCCGCCTGACGGCGACGTCTCCGAAGAGTGGCTGAGCGCCGCTCTGAAGGTTGTCGAAGGAGGAGGCGAAGCGAAAGCTCTCGGCGAGGCGCTGGGTCGAGCTCGGCAAGCACTGGAGGCACTAGAGGACGGATGGACTGGAACTCGTAACGAGGTTCGCGCGGTGTTCGATGGCGACTGGCGCGAATGGTCTGAGGAGCGAAGAAACACCGTTGCCGACGACTGGGCGCAGAGCCGTGCTGACGCGGTTGATGCGGCCACCGAAGCCATCGCTGCTGCAACCGAGAATCGGTGGGCTGATGCTCTCGACCTTGCGCGACAAGCGATGCGGCTCGAGGCTGAATGGGGCGACTCGCCGGGCGCCAACCCGATTCACACCCACATCAAAGAAGCGCAGGCGATTGCCGAGGCCGGCGCTGGAGATCTTCAGGTCTTCACCTTGTCGGAGGCCCGCACTGGCTCGATTGAGGGCGTCACCCCTGAAGTGCTCGTTGCTCTCGACGAGTACGAGTCCGACACCGGCCGCATGAGGCAGGACGACGAGAAGAAGGCATCAGACGCTCGACCGCCCCGGGGCTACTTCATTCCGCCCACACCGGGCGTCGGTCGCGTGATGCGCGTCTTCCTCAACCGCCGCGCCGACCGCTCCACCGTGTTCCACGAGTCGGCCCACGGGTTCCTCGAGATGCAGCACAACGCGGCCAACATTCCTGGCGTGAGCCAGAAGACGAAGGACCGCTGGGCCCGCATCATGAAGTGGCTGGACGTCTCGAAGTACGAGGAAATCAAGACGGAGCACCACGAGCGGTGGGCGAAGGCGTTCGAGCTCTACACCAAGGAGGGCAGGGCGCCGAAGGCCGAGCTCACCAGCACGTTCGCCCGCATGAAGCGGTGGTTGACCCGCATCTACGGCGCTGCCACCAGCATCGACGGCGTGGAGCTCGACCCCGAGGTGCGCGCCATCTTCGACTCGATGTTGGCAACGGAACAGGAGATTGCTCGGCAGGCCGGGAAGCGCGGCCAGTCACCCTGGACGACGGCGGAAGAGGCCGGGATGACGGAGGAGCAGTTCGCCGAGTACCAAGCTGAAGAGCGCGAGTCCCTCGACTTCTCGACGCGCGAGGCAGCTGCGCGCTTCACCAAGGCGTCGTTGCGAGCGGCCGAGGCCGACTTCGCCGAGATGCTCGACGCGCAGCGCGCGAAGGCCGAGGCCGAGTACGAGGCGCTCCCTGGCCGGAAGGCGCAGCGCTACCTCGAGGGGCAGGCGTTGGACCTGCTCGCCGCCGACGTGCAGATGGCTCCGACGGTGCTCGACAGGAAGGCCGTCGAGAACGCGGTCGGCGTGTACGCCGCCAAGCGGTTCCGCACCCGAGCCCATGGCGCGACGATGCCAGACGACGTCGCACCCATGGTGCAGTTCCCCACCGGCAAGGAGATGCTGCAGGCCATCGTGGCTCTGCCGGTGAAGGAGAAGTGGGTGGAGGCGCGCGCGAAGGTGCTGGCCGAGCAGGCCGACCCGCAGGGCGCTGCCGACCTGCAGAAGCTCCGCGACGACGTGGCGAACGGGCTGCAGAAGTACACCGAAGAGAAGATGGCGCGGCTCTGGGCGGAGTTTGGCCGGCGCGCGGAACCAGGCGACGACGTCTCCGAGCTCGGGCGGCAGGTGGCGCTGCAGGCTCTGAAGAAGGCCGGCCGAATGGTGGCCGAGCGCACGCGTGTGGGACGGCTCAACCCTCGAGCGGTGCTGGCGAAGGAGCGTCAGGCGGCGCGCGTCGTGCGCGAGGCCGTGCGCAAGGGCAACTTCGACGCGGCGCGCGACTGGTTCCGCCAGCAGACGCTGCAGGCGTACGCGCACGGGGCCGTGCTCGACGCCATCGAAGAGAGGCAGCGCTTCGAGTCTCTCGTCGCTCGGCTGGCGAAGCCGGCGGCGCGCGCGAGGTTCGGCAAGGCAGACCCACGCCTGCGTGACGCTCTCGACTATCTGCTGGCGCAGTTCGGCCTCGCAGAGGACACGGGCCTCACGGGCGAAGCGCTGAAGGCGGGCATCGAATCCATCGCCGAGACGGCGGAGGAGCCCGGCGAGTGGCAGGAAGCGCTGCAGACGCCCGAGCTCCTCGGCTCCGGCGATTACCTGAACCTCACCGTGGCGCAGCTCCGTCACCTCGATGCGGCTCTGCGGCAGCTCGACGCGACCGTGCGCTTCCGCACCGAGGTGATGGTGGGCGAGAAGATGGCGGATCGCGCCGCCACCACCGAGGCGCTGCTTGAGGAGGGTTCGACCCGCCTCCCCGACAAGGCTCCGCCGGTCACTCGGTCGACCGAGTCTGCTTGGGAGACGCTGGCATCGAAGGCCAGCGCGGCCGATGGGTTCCTGCTCAATCCGGCCGACCTGCTGCGCGACCTGGCAGGCGACAACGTGGAGGGCGTGTGGTGGAAGACCATCATCGAGCCCATGCGTCGCGCGAAGTACCGCGAGGCCGAACTGCTGAAGCAACTGGTCGAGCCGGTGACGAAGGCCATGGAGGCGCTGCCGGTCGAAGTGCGGAAGCGCTCGAGAGAGAAGATCAACGGCAGGAAGATGTTCCCCGGGCACATTGACGCCCTGGTTCCGCGCGAGCGCCACGAACTCCTGATGATGGCCTTGAACGTCGGCAACGAGGGCAACCTGCAGCGTCTCACCGACGGGCGGAAAATCACCGTCGAGCAGGTGGCTGCGGCCCTCGACACCCTCACCGATGCAGAGCTCGCGTGGGTCGAGTCCGTCTGGGATGCGGCCTCTCTGCTGAAGGACGAATCGTTCGCCCTCGAGGAGCGGCTCACGGGCCTGCGGCCTCGAGGCGTGGAGCCGGTGCCGTTCCGCCTGCCGTCGGGTCGCGTGCTGAAGGGCGGGTACTTCCCGGCGGTGTACGACTCCCGGGCCAGCACCATCGGCCAGAAGCAGGCCGAGAGCCAGCTGGCGGCGCTGCAGGACCCGCGCACCACCCGGGCATCGACGCCTCACTCGCACGTCAAGGCGCGCGCCGAGGCTGTGTCGGACGCGGCCATCAAGCTCGACCCCGAAGTCATCTACCGCCACCTGGCGCAGGTGGCTCACGACGTCGCGTTCCGCGAGACCATCAAGTCGGTGGGCTCGATTCTCCTCCCGGGCCGGCGCGTCGCCGACGACGGCAGCATCGTTGCCGACAACCGGGTGGCCGAGCTGCTCGCGAAGAAGCTGGGGCCGGAGAAGGCCGGCACGTTCATGCAGTGGCTCAAGGACGTGGGTGGCGCATCAGGTGCCAATGTGACGCCGCTCGACCCGTACATCACCGGGGCCCGTGGGGCGTTCGCGCACGTGCTGCTCGGCTGGAAACTGAGCACGGCTGTCGGCGACTTCGCCAACCTCCCAGCCGCGGTGGCCAGCACCAGTCTCAAGGCGAAGCACCTGCTCGCTGCGCAGCGCGACTGCCTGCGAGCTCCGTTCGAGTCGCGCGCGAAGGCGCTCGAGGCTTCGCCCTGGCTGCGCTCGATGGTGGACACCACGCGCCAGCAGTTCGACCGCAGCATGAAGCAGATGCTCGACAAGGGGCTGCCTGCTCCGCTGCAGTGGTACAAGGACAACGCCTTCGTGCTGATGGAGACGGTCAGCGCGATGACGGCGACGCCCGTCTGGATGGGCGCTCACCGACAGGCCATCGCCGAGGGGCGCAGCCACGAAGAGGCCGTGCGGTTTGCCGACGACATTCTCTCTCAGGTGTTCCCGTCGCACTCGCCGGTCGACGTCGCAGGCATTCTCCGCGACCGAGGCGTCGTCGGTCTCTCGACGGTGATGTACGGATACCTCTCGGTCGCGTACCGCGCGCAGCACCGCATCCTCGGTCCGTTGTTCACGCAGGAGTTCCGAGACAGGACGATGGGCGGGAAGGCGATGACGGTCGCGAACGTGACGGGCCGTCTCGTCGGCTTCTACATCGCGTTCTCTGTGATGGGTGAGCTCCTCATGGGGCGCGGGCCGGAAGAGGGCGACGAGGACAAGGACGACCCGGAGAACAAGCTGCTGCGGTGGCGGAACTGGTTCATGCGCAAGCTGCTCGTCGCGCCCGCCTCGACGCTTCCGTTCGCCGACCTCGCGAAAGCCATTGAGGCGAAGATGACGGGGAAGAAGAAGTCGTCGGCTCGAGCTGCTCCGTTGAACACCCTGTTCGAGATGATCAGCGACCAGGCCAGCATGGCGCTCGACGGCGACCAGCCCGCCCTGAAGCGCGCTGGCGCTGGCCTCACTCTGATGCTCGAGGGGCTCGGACTGCCGGTGTCACCGTTGAACGTCCAGGGCAAGTTCCTCGTGGACGTGCTGATGGGTGACGTCGAGCCCGAGGGTCCGCTCGATGTGGCCTCTGGCCTCGTGTACGGCGACCGAGGCGCAAAGCAGCCCGCGAACATCTTCAAGCCCTGAAGCGGTCCGCAGCCGGGGGCAGTCTCCGGCCATGACTGTTCCGAGCGAAGTGCGAAGCGTGGAGTACGACGGAGATGGAAGTGCGGCCGAGTTCCCCGTGCCGTTCGAGGTGCTTGAGGCCAGTCATTTGCGAGTGACGTACTACCCTGCCAGTGGAGCCGCGGTCGTGCTCTCCAACGGCACTGACCCGGGCTACACGTTCGGCACTGGTGATGTGAATGTTCGCGACGTGTACCCGGTGAGCGCGTCCACTCCGGCGCCCGTTGGCTCCTCCATTGTCGTCGAGCGCGTGGTGCCGGTGACGCAGACGATCGACCTCACCAACCAGGGCACCTTCGACGCCGAGACGCACGAGGAGGCCTTCGACCTCGGCGTGATGGTCGATCAGCAACTGTTGGATCGCATCAAGGCGCTGGAGTCGGCGGGTGCCCCGGGCAGCGTGCTGGCGGGCAACGGGCTCGAGTTCGCCGGCGACCTCGTCACCCTGCACGTGGTGCCGCACGCCGACGGTTCCATTCTGGTGGGCGCCAACGACGTGCAGGTGGGAGTGCTGGCGACGGACGCCCAGCACGGTGCTCGAGGTGGCGGCACTCAGCACGCGGTGGCCACGGGCGCGAGCGCGGGGTTTCAAAGCGCCACCGACAAGACGCGCGCCGACGCGCTGTGGGCCCGCACCATCACCGCGGGCGCGGGCCTCACTGGTGGGGGTGACTTGTCCGCAAACCGCACCATCGACGTGGTGGCGACCGACGCCAGCATCGTCGTGGCGGCCAACAGCATCGGGGTGGGCGTCATCAGCGCGGCCAACCACGGCGCTCAGACCGACGAGACGCTGCACGCGGTGGCCACCACCACCACTGACGGCTTCATGTCGGCCGAGGACAAGACGAAGCTCGACGGGCTGGCGTCTGAGTCGACGCTGTCGGTTGACGGCAACGACGACCCAGCCGCCAAAACAGCAGACAACGTTGCGACGGCCATTCTCTCTTGGACGCCGACCGACGACTCCGTGGAGATGTTCACGGTCCAAGTCGTTGGCCTCACACAGAACGCGGCCAAGGCGGCGGGGTACTGGATTACCGGCGCCGTGCGTCGCAACGACGGCACCACGAGTCTCACCGCGGCCGTGGTCAAAGACGACTTCGAGACGACGTTGGCCTGGCAGGCCACGGTACAGGTAACGGTGAGCCCCGTCGTAGCAGTGGTGGTGACAGGCGAGCTGGCCACAAACATCATCTGGAGCGCCATCGTCCGCCGGCGCATCTGCACCTACCCAGGCTGAGATGGCGTCCGCAGCCGGGGGCAGTCTCCGGCCATGCGAAAAGCCGCCCTGCTGCTGACGATCCTCCTCGCAGTCGCCGCGCCCGTCGTCGCCCTGGCCGCCACGGGCGTGGCTCTCAACACCGGCCTGCGCACCGAGATGACCGACTGCGCGTCGGGCGGCAGCTCGAGCTCGACGCTGAAGCCCAACGTCACTTACCTGTTCCGCGTCACCGACTCCGACACGTTCTTGTGCTTCGCGGTCACGTGCGCGGCGGGCGGCGAGAAGTTCCCGGTGGGCACGGTGATGCTGCTGGCCACGCCGAACAACGGTGGTTCCGACGTCACCATCAGCTGCCGCTCGAGCGCGAGCACGGGCGACCTCATCTTCACGCTGGCGCAGTGAGGCGCACGTGCTGATCGCTCTGCTCTCGCTGCTGGTGGCGCAGTCGCCGGTGGCCAACCCGGCCGGCCCCATCTTCTCGCAGCCGTCGTTGATGGGGAGACTGGCCTACTTCGAGTTCGCCCCCGCGTCCGGCGCAGGCATGGGCACGGCCTGCGCCTGCACGACGCCAACCGGCGCAAAGGGCGAGGCGCTGACGTTCACCCGCACGGGTAATGCGACGTGCAGCAAGCAGGGCCTCGCGACGACCGGAATTGCAAACGGCGATCTTGTGGCGTGTTCCACTGACCAGCCGCGCGTCGAGGCCTCGGGCGGTGTGCTTGGGCTGCGGGTTGAGGGCGCGCGGACGAACGCGGTGCTGCGCTCGGAGGAGTTCGACAACGCGGCGTGGTTGGGCGTTTCGTCACCGGCCGCGACCCCTACGGTAACCGCGAACGCAGGCACCAGCCCTCGCGGTGACTCGACGGCTGACAGGGTTCAGTTCGTGTCGCGAACAGCCGGGCAGTATTCGGTTCTCGGCCAGACCATCGCCGTGGCCGGTACGGGTATGGTGAGCGTTTACGTCCGAGGGGTAAGCGGCTCCGGGACTATCTCGCTACTGTCGGACGGGGCCTTCACGTCCTGCGTCGACTACGCATTCACTGATTCATCGTGGACTCGCATCGACCAGCAGGCAGGCGGCGACCGCATCTACATCGGAACCGTGTCAGGGTTTGGTGCCTGTGCTGGCGGGACGAAGCCAGCCGCCGATGTCTACCTTTGGGGCGCACAGGGAGAGGACGGGGCGAGGTATAGCACCTCGTACATTCCCACGACGAGCGCGGCGGTGACGCGCAATGCGGAGGCTCCATATCTGACGATGCCTGTCACTGTGTCGCCGCGGTCGTGGGCGGCAACGTCTACCGTTCCGTTTGCTCTGGCCAA